GGTTTCATCACTTGAACGTATTTAGTTTAATACCCTCTTAAGATTTTTGTCAAGCCATGTGGTAAACCGTAAAGACAAAAAAGGACCCCCTTTCGGGAGTCCTGTAAAAAACCTTGTGAATCCGATGGATCACATGAGGTTCTTAACGCGAACACGGCGATAGTAAGCGTTAGCGCCAACGTTGGAGCTGTGCTGTGGATCGCTGTTGGTCAGTGCAGTCAGACCCTTCGCAAATGGGTTCAGGACCATGCCGTAGCGGGTCTTGAAGCCAATACGTGGCTGGAAGGTGTCCTGACCGATTGCTCTGTACATCTGGAGAGGTACATATGGGCAATAGAACAGACCAGCGTCATAAGCATTGCTGCCCTTGTAACCAACAACGTAGTATTGGTCAGAAGCAACGTTTGCCGAATATGGGTCAATGTAGACCTTGAAGCGACCGTTGAGGGTACCGACGAAGGTGTTACCAGTGTCGTCGATCTCGCCCAGGGAGTTGGTAGCACCACCGATGCCAGAGGAGTAGTCAAGTACACCAGCCATTGCCAGTGCAGATGCTACGTCAGCAGAGGTGATGATAACGTTGCCCTTTCCGCGACGAGTTTCTTGTGCGATTGCGTTGGCATCGCGCTCGATCTGGAACAGGAGACCTTTGAACTTCTCAACCGACCATCTGCCGTTGGAATCAACGTCAAGGTCGAATACGCCAGCGTTAGCGACGTTTGCCTGAGCACCTGCCTTAGCACCGCGATATACGGTACGGACAACCTCACGGTTGATTTCAGCGAGGATCTCAGTGGAGAGAATGTTCGCCAGTTCGCTCTCAGCGTCCAGACCATGGATCGCCTTGAGGTCCTGTGCCAATTCAACGGAGTAATCCGCTCTCAGCGCACGACCTTTTGCCTCTACGGCAATACGATCGATGCTGAATGCCATCTCCATGAAGGCAGTCGAAGCGCCATCGCCCAGTGCTTCCATCTCGGAAGTGCTGAACTTGCTGCTTGCGAGGTCATAGTTGCCCTCGGTTGTGCCACCGCCAGTTGCGTCGTTGATGAGCGCAGGGTTGTTCTCAGTGGTAGCAGTTGGAGGTGTAGCACCGTCGGTACCAGAGAACTGAGCGTCAGGCTCATTGAAGAATGCTTCGTTACCAGACTGGTTGGTGTAACGGGAACGCATTGCAAAGATCAGTCCAGTAGGACCGTTCATTGGTTGGACACCAGCAATATCATAAGCAATCAGCTTAGGCATTGCGCGTCTGATCAGGGAGATCAGAATTGGGTCGAAACCAGCAACTGCGCCAGCACCAGTGGTTTGGGTGTTGATAGGACCAACGTTGGTTGGTGCCTCGGTGAGAACTGCACGCTCCTCGCGGAGTGCTTTCTCTTGGTTTTCCAGGAGGATTGCGGTAACAGCCTTACGATAGTTGTCCTTAATTTCAGGAAGACCATCATGGTTTAAGACTGGTGCCCACTTTTCCTGGAGGTTTTCTGCATTAAACATGCGTTTTCTCCTTTAAAGATTTTTGAGTGGTGTACAGTATCAGAGCTTTTTAGCGAGTGCTGCAATATATTGCGACATAGATTCGCTAATTGCTTCAACTTTTGCAGGTTCGTCTGTCGAAATTTCTTCCGCAACCTCTACCTTGGGAGTACCAAAATAGGATTCTTTGATTTGAACCAACTTTTCACGATACGACTCTTCGGTCTTGAACTCAACTGCTTCTGCGAGTGAGGTGAACTTGTCCTTCTGGGTCTCAGCAAGACCACGGGACAGTTCAGTCAAAATCTCATTTCTATTAAAAGTGCTAACTCTCTCATGCAGTTGGATGTTCTTCTCAACCTGTTCGTTGAGTCGGGTCTCCATTTCATCAAGTTTTTCGCTCATGTCAGCCACAACGTCCAGTTGCTCTGTTGGGACGTTGATGTTGCTTTCGATGAACAAATCTTTGAGACCTGCCATGAACGCCTCAGTGACTTCGGCGCGGAGACCTTGCTCGATGGCAAGTTCGTTCTCCGACATCCATTCCTCACATGCGTAGTTCAGGAAGTTCTCTACACGACCAGCAAACTCTTCTTTGATAGATTCAATCTCTTCAGTGAGTTTTGCTTCGGTCGATTCCTTGATAGTAGCAATCTGTTCTTGAACTTTCACTGCAACAGCAGCTTCAAAAACGGTCTTTGCTTTCTCTTGGAATTCTTCAGAAAGATCAGCGCCAGCAAGAACTGCAGCGATGTCTTCTTCTGCTACCACCTCACCTTCTGTCTCTACTTCGTCGAAGATCTTAGCAGACAGAGCACCTGGCATAGCGGAGGAAGCACCGCTAGGTTTGGTTTTCAGGGTGGAATCTTTTGTTGCGCCAACAGGAGCAGCGGCTTTAGCACCAGGGTTCTCGGTACCTTCAGGCTTCTCTTTGCTGTTGCTTGCAACTTCGGTGCCGTCATTTTTCAGATCGGACTTCTGAGGAGGAACTGCGCCTTTCTTGATGGCAGCATCGCCAGTGGCAGCTTCTTCCTCAACAACTTCTTCCTCAACCGCAGTGTTTTCTGCGATTAATTTAGAAAATTTTTCATCAATAGTAGACATTAGTAACTCCTACGGGATAATTAGACTGCGGTTAATTTCTATATTTATTTATAAATCACAAATTTCTGAGGAAGTAGTCGAATGCGCGGATCTTTCTTTCCATCAGTTCCTCACGAGAGGGTGCGGTAT